AGCGCAGAGCAATGGGCAATGGGCAGGGTAAATGCCTTTATGGCTGGATTGCGTGGAAGATTTCCAAGAAAACCATTTGATTTAGATTTATTTCCAAAGGGACATTCAAGATCAACAAAGAAATCATTGTTTGAAGATTTTGCAAAAAGTGTAGACAAACCAGAAAGAGTGGTAAACCTTTTCCCTGAGTCTAATCCAATAAATAAAAAAGCAGAAAGTTGGGGCGGATCTATATTTGATTTAAATCCGTTTAAAAAGTAATGTCTAAAAAATCTTCAGGATCTTTTTTTAAAAATTATGGCTTTAATCCAATGCAAATTAAAGACGGCAGAATTGTTCGTTTAAGAAAAGACGGTAGTGTTAAAGCGGACTTAGGTCCATATCCAAAAACAAAGGTAGGGGTAACTCATGGCAAATAAAGAACAAAAGGGCAATGCTAATAAAAAGAAAGAGCCAAAAATGACTCTTAAAGAAAAACGTGCTGCTAAGCAAGAAAAGAAGAAGTCAAAATGAGTACATTTTATTTCTTGCATTCATTAGCAATAGGTTTATTAATGATTGGTTCATTCTTTTGGGGTAGATCTTATGAAAAAAGCAAGGTAAGCGAAAATGGCTGATACATACACACCTACATCTGGTATGAAGGCTGCTGCACGTCGTGCTTTAAAGTGGAAAGCAGATGGCAAGGCTAAGGGAGCAGGAACTCCAGTAGGTTGGGGTCGTGCAACTGATATTGTAAATGGATCAGTAATGTCTCTTAGTACTGTTAAAAGAATGTTTTCTTTTTTTTCTCGTCATGAAGTAGATAAAAAAGGTAAAGGTTTTTACGATGGTCCAGAGTTTCCATCTAATGGAAGAATTATGTGGGATGCTTGGGGTGGAGATGCAGGATTTTCATGGAGTCGTGCAATTGTAGAAAGAGAAAAAAAGAAAGTAGAAAAGGTTTGGCAGGGAACTGCCTTTGATCTAAGAAAGTAGGGGGTAATGGATAATTTAGAAAAAAATGAATTAATTCAATTAATATCATTTTATAAACAAAAACTATCTGATATAGAACTAGAGTCATTAAAACTACAACTTGAGGTTAATAAACTTAACTCTATGATTTTAAGTTTGAGCAAAGAATCAGTTAAAAAAACTAAATAAAATGGAATATTTATTAGTTATAGGCTTGACATTGTTTCTTTGTTGGTCTATAATTAAGGTATCAGATAAAAAAAGAATATCATTTTTAAAAAAAATTAAATATCGGCAAAGCGATGTTCATGAAATGATTAAAAGTGTCATTCCAAAACAAAGGTTTGAGAAGCCTAAGTTTATTACTCAATCTCAAAGACATATTCAAAAAAATATGTTAAGGGTAGTAATAGAAAAAGATAAAGCATATTGGATACTGGATAATGTTTTTTATACTGCTAATGCTATTAATGGCAGAGTAGATGAAAATACAGCAAAACCATTAGATATTGAAAATATGTCAACAAAAGAATTAGATAAAATGTTATCAATACTTGATGACTTAAAACAAGGAGTGGGACCAGATGATAGTGGCAGTGCAGGGAACAAAAGAGTTTAACCAGTACAATATCTTTCTACGTGCCATGAGTGTTGCCTTGTCAGGAATGAAAGATGAAGATAGTGAATTTATTATCTACTCCGCTGGCCCATCAAAAATAAATAATTTTGTTTCAGAGTTCTCTAATTTATCAGAACGTGGAATGAAAGCAAGAGGCAAAAAAATTAAATTTTATAATGTAGCACCTGTATGGTTAAGCGAACATATGAATCAAATTAATTATTTTGCTTTTTTAAGTAATCCAAAAGAACCAAAATCAAAATTGGTTTTAACTGCAGAAGCAAACAACATTGACGTTGGCCTTTTTAAGTATTAGGAGAAAAAATGATTATTAGAAGTTTAAACACAATGGAAAAAATTGTAAATAAAAATGAAAACCTTATTTGGCATGCGTGGGATGTAATTGATTTAAAAGAATCTGATACAGCAAAAACCTCTCCTGCGGGGATTAGAGTAAAAAACAAGTGGTATTTGCATAGAATCTATAAGCCTGGTCGTAATGGTTGGGATATACCAAATAAGTATAAGGACTAACTTTGAAACAGCATTTATGGAAAGATGAGGCTATGTGCTTAGGTCTTGATACAAACTTATATTTTGATAAGTATGAAGATCAGGAAGATTCTAGGCATGGAGTTGATGCACTTTGTAAGCAGTGCCCAGTTAGAAAAGTTTGCTTTGCCAATGGTGTTTCAGGAAAAGAATGGGGAGTTTGGGGCGGTGTTTATTTAGAGGGTGGAGAAGTTTCAAGAGAGTTCAATAAGCATAAGACTAAGCAGGACTGGTCAAGTACCTGGCAAGCCTTAACAATGGAATAATAATGTATACAGATATTATGCGTAAAGCCGTGCATTCAATCACACCACCTAAAGGTTTTGGGGTAGAGATTATTGACAATGAGCATTTCCTTACGGTAAAATTAGATGAAAGAAAATTTTTGTATATGGGGCATGACGATAAAATCCAAGCACTGCAATATGTAATAAAATTAAAAAAAGCATTAGAACAAAATGGAGCAATTGTTTTGGTAACAAGGGAAATAGTTAAATGAACATTGTTGTTGTTGGTGGAGGAACTTCTGGATGGCTAACTGCAATATATGCTAAAAAAATATTTCCAGAAAAAAATATAATATTAATTGAAAGTGAAGAGTATGGAATTCTTGGAGCAGGAGAAGGTGCTACCCCTAATTTTGTTAGTTTTTTAAATTTTTTAGAAATATCTATTTTTGATTTAATTAAAAATTGTAAATCAACAATAAAAAATGGAATTAAATTTACGAATTGGTCAAAGAATAATGGTTCTTATTTTCATCCGTTTTCTTCAACAAATTCAGCGTCAAATGATTATAACTTTATGTTAGAAAATAAATATTTAGAAAACGATACAACTTTTTCTCATTATTGTGCATCATTAAAAAATCATAAATCAAAAGATTATGTTTTTTCAGAAAAAATTTCAAACAAAATGCTTGTTCCATTTATTCAAAATGAAAATAATCAACTTTTAGATCTTTCTTATATATCAATTCATTTTGATGCAAAACTTTTAGCAAATTATTTAAGATTAATAGGAGAAAAAAGAGGAATAATAAGAAAAGAAGGAATTGTTGATAAAATCTTTAATGATAAAGATGGCTATATTTATAAAATAAAAACAAAAACAGAAGAAATAGAGTGCGAGTTTGTTTTTGATTGTTCTGGTTTTAAAAAATTAATTATTGGAAATCACTATAAATCTTTGTGGAGATCGTATTCTGATATTCTTCCAGCAAAAAAAGCAATTCCATTTTTTTTAGAAATGGATAAAGAAATACCTCCATATACAGAATCAATAGCCATGAACTATGGCTGGATGTGGAAAATACCACTACAACATAGGTATGGGTGTGGATATGTATTTGATAGCAACCTTATTTCTGATGAAGACGCTATAAAAGAAATAGAAAGTTTTCTAGGATTTGAACCACAGTATGCTAAAAAAGAAAAAGGTGCATTTAGTTTTTCTGCAGGATGTTTTGAAAAAGTTTGGATTAATAATTGTTTATCAATAGGGCTATCTTCTGGATTTGTTGAACCGTTAGAAGCAACATCAATAATGCAAACAATATTTACATTACAAAGATTTATGTCAGATAAACAAAATTTATATACAAAAAATAATTTTGTCAAACAAAAATTTAACGATATTTATTTAAAAGATACAGAAGACATAGTTGATTTTTTATATTTACATTATGTAACAAACAAAAATAATACTACATTTTGGAAAAATTTTACAAAAAACAACAAAATGCCAAAAGCAATATCCTATGTTTTACAGGTTTGTAAAGATAAAGTTTTATTTGACAGTTTTGATTTTGTAGGAAAAAATATTTTTAGTTCACCTAATTATCATTATATTTTAATTGGCAATAAAATAATTGATAATTCTATTATGAAAAAAAATGCTAATTTTATTTTAAATAATACAAAAAAACAAAATTATGAAGATATATTAAACAATCAAAATATAATAATTCCAAAGTTATTGACACACAATAAACTTATTGATATAATAAAAGATGAGGGGTGATAAAAATGTTAAATTTTTTTATTTGTAAAATTAAATCGCATAACCTTGTTGACGCTGGTTCTTGTCCATTTACTGGTAAAAGTTATTTAGCCTGTCTAAGATGTGGAGCAACAATAACAAAATGAAAAAGAAAACAAAAGTAATAGTACTAATAGTTTTATCTTTCTTAACTGCTCTATCACTTTGGGCAGCAGCAAATTTTAAAAAAATGTCTGATTTAAATATTTTTAATATAGAAGAAGATTAATGCAAACCTTTCTACCTTACAAAAATTATTCCCAATGTGCAGAAATACTAGATAATAAAAGATTAAATAAACAGATACTAGAGTCCTATCAAATACTCAAAGTTTTATCTGGTCAATCTCCTTCAGGGGCTTGGCGTAATCATCCAGCGGTATTGATGTGGAAAAATGCTGAAAAATCATTACGTGTATACGTTAATGCCATGATTAAAGAGGCTAGACTTAGAGGTATTAGGACAGATGGCAATGAGGCCAATCTAGACGCTTTAGAAACCGTTTCTGGGCATCTGTGGGGTATTCAGAAGCCAGTCTGGAGTCAGGCATCTCATGTAAATCGTGTCAATATTACCCACAGGGCTAATCTTTACCGTAAGGATCATATTTATTATGCAGAGTTTTATAAAGATACTCAGAGTGAGCACAACAAACCTTGTTGCGATAAGTGTTTATATTATTGGACAACTCACGCCATTAGGGATAGAGTACAATAGATATTATGGAAATGATACTTTTGATATTTTTTGCTACCCTGTCTTTTTCCTTTGGACTAGCCTATTGGGCTACCTTTGATAAACTAAAAAAGTCTAACTTGCTATTGGCTGAACTTTTTATAAAAAACAGGGCACTTGAAGAAGTAAACTCTCAAGTCAATAACGGCATCAATATGTCTGACGATACAATACATAAAGAAAACTTTATAAAATTCCTATCTGATTCTAGAGACTGGGCATTTGAGTATATTGAAAAGTCACAACAAACCATTAAAGAGGTTTCAGATGAGTTGAAGGTAAAAGGTTTAGATAACTATTCTGACAAACTTTTAGCGCTTTTACCAGAGATGGGTCAAGGAAAAAAATAACATGAGAGATGTTCTGTTATCAATTATCACAGGTTTTGGATGCGGTGTTGTGTTCGCAGCATTCAAATTGCCAGTACCAGCACCACCAGTTTTTGCGGGAGTCGCAGGAATTATTGGTTTATGGATTGGCTATAAAACACTAACACAAATTATATCCTAGGAGGAATAATGAATAACTTATTAAACGATAAGTCAAAGGCAATGCTGGCATCATACGGACGATCCGTTCTTGGCGCAGTAATTGCACTTTACATGGCTGGCGTAACAGATCCAAAAGATCTATGGGCTGCACTAGTTGCTGCTTTAGCGCCCGTCGCATTGAGAGCGTTAAATCCAAATGATAAATCGTTTGGCGTA